GGTGGTGGTGGTGCTGGTGGGTTGTTAAGCGGTAGCACTACTCTTGCCCCAGGAACAGTTTTTGCAGTTACAGTTGGTGGCGGTGGTGCTGGTGGTGTAAATTCTTCTGGTACAAACGGTTCAAACGGAAGCGCTTCATCTTTTGGTTCTATTGTTACCACAGTTGGTGGTGGTGGTTCTAGTAACGCTGGTGGTTCTGGCGGAGGATCAAGCTCTACAAATGCTGGACAACCAGGAACATCTGGTCAAGGTAATGCTGGTGGATCTGGTTCTTCTGGAAATGGATATAACTGCGGTGGTGGTGGTGGTGGAGCAGGTTCTGCAGGCTCAAGTACAGGAAATGGACCTAATGGAGCAAATGGTGGAAATGGTTTAGCTTCTACTATTACAGGGTCATCTGTTTATTACGCTGGTGGCGGTGGTGGCGGTTCTGATGGTCGTGTTAGTGGCTCAAACGGTTCTGGCGGTACTGGAGGTGGTGGTAACGGATCATACTCTGGCGGAGGATCTGCTGGTGGAACAAATACTGGTGGCGGTGGTGGCGGTCAAGGATACAACGGTGGAAATGGTAATGCTGGCGGGTCTGGGATTGTTATTATTTCTTACGCCAATTCAACTCAAAGAGGTACTGGCGGTACAGTAACATCTTATTCATCTGGTGGAAATACCTATTGGGTTCACACATTTACAACTAGCGGCAATTACACAGCATAGGGTAGACCATGTTCGGTTTTAGCCCATTCGCCTCAGCCCCCTTTGCAGATACAGGTGGTGTAACCCCGGTACCAGCGTCAGTCACGCTTACTGGTGTAGTAGGTATTGGGCAAGTCGGAACTGCGGTAGCGGCGGCAGCAGGTAATTTCTACGCAACAGGTATTGTTGCAATCGGTAGAGTCGGCACAGTAACAGAAGCTGCAAATGCCAATACATTCTTAACAGGAATCAGCGCACCGGGTCAAATCAATAGCGTAACCGAAACCGCTGCAGCAAATGTTTATTTAACAGGCATAAGCGCTCCGGGGCAAATAAACCCAGTAAACGTTGTTGTTCCAAACGTCATGGTAATGTTGACTGGCGTAGTTGGTATAGGGCGTACGGGTTTCTTATCTACTCAAGACGATGGACAAATAGGGGTTACTGGACTAGTCGGATTAGGCCAAATTCATTCCGTATTTACTACGGCTGCTGCTAATGCAACAGTAACTGGGGTTCGTGGTTTAGGTCAAATTAATTCTGTATCTTATGCGGAAGAGGCAAATATTGCCGTAACAGGTATAAATGCGCCGGGCCAAGTCAACCCAGTATCTGAAAAAGCCAATGTAAATATCTTAGTAACAGGCCTAAATGCCCCAGGCCAAATCAATAGCGTTAACATAAAGATATCTCCAAATGTAAATTTGACTGGATTGGTAGGTCTTGGTATTGTAGGAAATGCTTATGCTTCTGTAGCCATAGTACAGCCAGTAACAGGAGTTGTAGCAATAGGTCGAGTAGGCACTGCAAACGCCACAGGAACAACAAATGTGGTCTTAACAGGAGTCGTTGCAAGGGGTATAATTGGACAAGTCCTTGTTTGGGGTCAAATTCCTGACGACCAAAACCCTAATTGGACAGAAATTAATGATTCTGGTACAGATGGGTGGACGGCAATTGATGATTCAGAAACCGCAAATTGGGAACTTATAGCAGCATAAAGGACAAACATGGCATCTACATACAGCACAAGCCTAGGGCTTGAATTAATCGGTCAGGGCGAACAGTCCGGCACTTGGGGTATTACAACCAATAATAATTTTGGAACCCTTGTTGAGCAGGCAATTACTGGTGTGCAAACAATCACCATGTCAAACGCTACCTACACCCTGTCTTTTTATCAAGGCGCATCTGACGAAGCCAGAAATGCTGTTTTGGTTGTAAAAGGAACTAACTTAGCCCCACAAAACTTAATTGCTCCAGGGGTTAATAAAACCTATATTGTTAGCAACCAAAGCGGTAACACAGTTAACATTACGACTAGCGGCGGCAATGGCATTTCTATTTTAAGCAATACAACTGCATTAGTTTATTGCGACGGAACTAATTTTTATAGCGCAACACCTTCTTTAAATAGTGTTATTGGTAACTTGTCTGTTACTGGATCTGGTTCTTTTGGTAGTAACGTAACTGCCACTAATAATATTGTGGCTGGCGCAAACGCAGCGGTGGGTGGAAATTTAGTTGTTACAGGCGCTATTTCTGCTGGTTCATTTACAGGCATTACTGGACGGATCGTACAAACTGTAGTTGCTTCTAGGTCAATTGGGTTTTTTACAACCAGCGGATCTCCAGTACCTTCGGGGGTTACCGCAACAATTACGCCGACATCAACTGCAAGTAAAATTTTGGTTTTATGGACTAGTGCCCAAGCAGCGCCTAATGGTTCTGGTGGTAATCCTTCTGGTAACTCATACGTATCTATGTACCGCAATGGTTCAAACTTAGCTGGTGGAACAAACTTTATGTGTGATGGATTAGCAGACGATAGTAACTTGTATTTTAACTGCGCCATGTCTATTTTAGATTCCCCTGCTACAACAAGTTCTCTTACTTACCAACCGTATGTTTGGGCGGATATTAATGCGGGTATTTATGGGTATGCTAACTTTATTTTGATGGAGATTTTATAATGTCAGCAACGGTTTTTGATGCGCTTCTAGCGTTAACCCCAACAGCTAAATTTGGTGTAAGGGATAATACTTATGCAGGTATTGATTGGTATTCACCAGATATCCTACAACCTAGCGAAGCAGAAGTGGATAATGAAATTATTAGGCTTGACGCACAAGCACCACTTACTGCCTGCCAACAAAAGGCTTCTCAGCTTTTGTACCAAACCGACTGGACAACTATTGCTGATGTATCGGATCCAGCTAAGTCAAACCCATATTTAACAAACGCTGCCGAATTTAACACATATCGTAATACCGTTCGCCAATACGCAATTAACCCTGTAGCCGACCCTACTTGGCCTTCACAGCCAACAGCACAGTGGAGTAGCAAATGAGCGATACCAAAATAGAACTTGCGTGCCCAGAGTGCAAAAAGGAAGTAACGCAGATAGAGCTTGCTTGTAATTCATGTAGTTTTTGCCATGCGGAGTTAAAAGCACCTATTCAAAACGCAACAGTTACAGTAGATCCCTTGCCGATGTTTGGTATTACCTTTTAAGGAATAGTATGAAAAAACTAATTAAAAAAGCTTTGGCGTTATTTAAAAAGCCAAAAGAAGAAGTGGTAGTAGATCCATTAGAAGCCGCTTGGCCTTTTCCTGTGCCTGCAGAAAAGAAGAAACCGAAAGTGGCAAAAGCCACAACTCGCCCTAAAAAACCAGCGGTAGTTGCTAAAACCGCAGCCAGTACCGTAGCTAAAAAGCCTGCTAAAAAAACCACAAAAAAGGTGAAATAAAGTGAGGTATGGTAGACCCGTTTGGTATAGCCGAAGGAGCGAAAGCTTTTAGTGGTGGCCTTAATGCGAGTCATGAGGCTGCTAAAAGTTTATCCAAAAGTGTTGAGAATATCCACCAAGATGGTCTGGATATAGCGCAGAGAAAAGCCAAAGAGAGACGGTTAGCGGTACGGGAAGCAGAGTTAAAGAAGGAAAAGGCGCTGATTAAAGCGCTTGAGCAGTGGAAGCATAAGAAGCAAATCTCCGATGAGGAGGCGAATCTAAAGATTCAGTTTGTAAAGAAGTATGGAGCAAAAGAATGGGATGCAGTATTAAAGATTAAGTTAGATATTGAAAACATGGAACGCAAAGAAAATGAGGAGTTCCAGCACGACGCAAAAACAATACAGCGTGTAAAAATATGGTGTTGGGTTGCAGCTTTTATAGTAACTTTGTGGCTTAAATTTGTATTAGGAGTTATTTAATGAATAAGATTTTTCAAACAATGATGACCGGAAAAGATAACCATACGCATGATATTGCAAAATGGGCTTGGCTGGGCGGCTTTATCATTATTGCTGCCGCTGCTATTTATCTTATCTATGCAGGGCATGAAATCAACCTCATGGAATTAGCTGGCGCATTGGGCGCTAACTCAGGTTTAAATGCGGCATCGGTTGCTGGTAAACAGCTAGCTGGAGCGGAGCCTGACCCACAATGAACTTTATTTTTTCTCTTCTAGGCGGTCTTGGTGTCCAAGCTTACATTTATATTGCTCTTGTACTTGGTTCCTTTGGTGCTGGTGTTTATGTGGAACATTTACGCTTTGCTGACTTCAAAAACGAGGTTGTTATTGCCACCAAGGCGCAAGAAGCCAAAAACGAATCAATCATCAAACAACAAGACCTAGTAACTAAAGGAATCCAAAATGAGTATGAAACTAAGCTCTCTGCTGTTCGTAATTTTTATGCTGTCGGGGTGCGCAACCCCAGTAGCAGTTCAATGTCCGGCATTTCCCCAGCCCCCAAAGGAACTGATGCAGAAACCGCCTACCCAATACTTGCTGGACAATGCGCTGAAACCACGGCCCAACTAACATCGCTCCAAGACTGGATTAATCAACAAGTAGGTATTAAATGACAGCTACGCAACTACAAGCACTAGGTATTGACCCTAAATGGGATGTCCCTCTAAACCAGGTTTTTGTTAAATATGATATCAACACACCTAAGCGTCAAGCAGCGTTTATTGGTCAGTGTGCTCATGAGTCTAATAATTTTAAGGTGCTACAAGAAAACCTTAACTACAGTGCCGAAGGACTAATGAAGACTTGGCCTAGCCGTTTTCCTACTTTAGAAATAGCCAATCAATATGCACGGCAACCTGCCAAAATTGCAGGAAAGGTATATAACGGACGCATGGGTAACACTTCTGAAGAAGAGGCTTCTAAGTATTTTGGAAGAGGTTTGATTCAACTAACTGGCAAGGAAAACTATGACAACTGTGGAAAAGCAATTGGCATTGACCTTATTAATCAACCACAGCTTCTGGCTGAGCCTATGTATGCTTGTATGTCTGCGGGGTGGTTCTGGAACAAAAAAGGACTAAACGACTTGGCGGATGCGGGTGATTATGAGACAATGACAAAACGCATTAACGGCGGTTTAATTGGCCTAGATGACCGCAAAACTAAAATTCTAAAGGCGCTATCCGTATTAGGGTAAACCACTATGCCATTACAAAAACTACAACTTCGCCCCGGACTTAACCGTGAGGGTACTGACTATGCTAACGAAGGCGGTTGGTATGATGGCGACAAAGTTCGTTTTCGTTCTGGCTTTCCTGAAAAGTTGGGTGGTTGGGTTCGTTTAAGTACGGCTACATTTTTAGGTGTTGCTCGCTCATTATGGAACTGGGCTACGCTAAATGGCTCTAACTTGCTAGGGGTTGGCACCAATTTAAAATACTATATTGAAAACGGCGGTGTATATAACGACATTACTCCTATTGTAGAAAACTCAAACTATACCAATGCCTTATCTACTGGTTTTACTACTTTAGCTGCTAACCTAAGTTCAAACGCAACTACATTTTCTTTTACTAATGCGCTACACTTTCCAGAACAAAACGGTATTGTAAAAATTGATTCTGAACAAATCTTTTATTCGACCCAAAGTGGAAACGTAGCTACTGGCTGTATTCGTGGTTATAACAATACTACGGCAGCCTCCCATACTTCTGGCGCTAATATTGCCAGCGCTTTCTTTAGCTGGTATGACTCTAATAACGATGCTAATAACGGCGACTTTATTATTATTTCTAACTGCTCCGTAACATCTGTAGGTGGTATTGCAAACACGACTATTAACGGGGAACACCAGACATTTAAATATACCCCCAATAATGATTACGTATTGGCTACTACGGCAGATAACAACCTTGCCAATATTACTTTTACCACTTCTCAAGTTAGCAATACAGCAAATATAAGTGTAGCTTACGAATACCCTGTAGGTCTTTCTGTTTACTCAATAGGTAACGGTTGGGGTGCAGGTCCTTGGAGTCGTGGTGGTTGGGGTTCTGCATACAATACTGGTACTGGTGTGGGTCAGCAATTACGTCTTTGGTCTAATGATAACTATGGACAGGACCTTGTTTTAGCGCCTCGTGGCGGTCCTATATTCTATTGGCAAGCTGCTAACGGTGTAGGTAACCGTGCTAAGTATTTATCAGACCTATCAAACACAGCATCTTTTAGTGGACAGTTTGTACCGACTTCAACCAACGCAGTTGTGGCTTCAGCTATCCAGCGCTTTGTAATTGCTTTTGGCGCTAACTCGTACGATGCTTCAAACCCAAATACTACTTTTGACCCAATGTTAGTTCGTTGGTCAGACCAAGAAAATGCGTTCCAATGGGTACCTTCAGTAACCAACCAAGCTGGTGAGTTCCGCTTAACTAACGGCTCATATATCATGACCGCAAGGGCAACCCGCCAAGAGATTCTAGTTTGGACAGATTCAGCGCTGTATTCTATGCAGTATTTAGGATCGCCGTTTGTTTGGGGCTTTAACATCTTGATGGACAACATTACCATCATGTCCCCTAACTGCGCTATTACTATTAACAACATTACTTACTGGATGGGTCTGGATAAGTTCTATATGTATTCTGGTCGTGTAGAAACCTTACCTTGCGCCCTGCGTCAGTACATTTTTGATGATATTAATAAAGACCAAGCATGGCAGGTTACTTGCGGAAGCAACGAAGGATATAACGAAATCTGGTGGTTCTATGTTAGCCAGTCCAGCAAAAATACTGTAATTGATAAGTACGTTGTCTATAACTATGCCGACCGTGTTTGGTACTATGGCTCTATAAACCGCACTGCATGGTTAGATACTGGTATTCGCCAAAACCCAATGGGTGCTTTCCAAACTGGTGTAGATTCTGTAGGAAACCCAATGGGTCGTATTCTTTACCATGAAGTTGGTACTGATGATGTATCAGGATTAACGGCGTTACCAATCGTCTCGTATGTGCAATCTTCTGACTTTGATATCGGAGATGGTGAGCATTTTAGTTCTGTATGGCGCATGTTGCCTGACGTAAACTTTAACGGCTCTAATGTTAATAATCCATCAGTAACAATGACTTTGTTACCCCGCCAAAACTCAGGTACTGCTTATAACAATGCTACAGTTACAACAACTACTAGCGGACAAGACTATTCTCAATACCCAGAATATACGATTCAACAGTTTACTGGTCAGGTTTATACCCGCCTACGTGGTCGTCAAATGGCTATGGTAATTGCTTCTAGCGGGTTAGGTGTGGCTTGGCAGCTAGGTACTCCTCGTATTGATGTTAAACCTGATGGACGCAGATAATGAGTACGGGTACTACTAAATCACCTAACTTACTGGTTGCCCCTGCCAAGTACGATAAAACGTACCAAGACCAGCTTAATAACACCCTGCGTCTTTATTTTGCACAGCTAGATAACCCTGGCCCATCAGCAATGTCTTCTAAATTTACTCAGGTAAATGGACAGACCCAAATCGTTTCGGCACTCAATTTTAGCCAAGCAAATGCTACTGGAGTACAGGTTTTGAGCTTACCGACCCAAGCCAATATATCTAGTTTGCGGGTTGGCGACGTTTATGTGGATACAAGTAATGCAAATGTATTGAAAGTTAAGGTTAGTTAGATGGTAAAATCAGGTAAATTCGTCTTTAAGGTGGCTCTATGGGCTTAAATTATCCAATGCAACAAGCTGAACAAGGTATGGGAATTGACCAACTAGGTGCCCAGAATACTATGTTTCCGCAAAGCCAAATGGTAAGAAGCTACTATTCTAGCCCATCTCAACAACCTACAGGCGCAGTAATGCCTAACCAAAGCAGCCCAGTTCAACGTTTTGATGACGGTGGCGACGTTTCTGCAGCCCCTACTGACCCTACTTTTGGTAATCCAGATTTAGCTAATCTAGTTAGTATTGACCCTGCTACTGCACAACAATTAAATGCCTTAAAAGCTAGCAATCCAAAAGCTTATAACGACCAGCTAATGAACGCTGTAGCAAACCAGCTAACCTCTAACTATAGAACAAATACCAACTACGATGCGGTAGGTAAACAATTTAACGCCTTGCAATCTGCAGACCCACAACAATGGTATAGAAACCAACTTGCATTTTTAGGTAATCAAGTAGGTTGGCAACAAGGTCAAAACACTTCTGGCAATATTTCCAAAATCCAGCCACAGATAGATCAAACAATTGCTGATGCACAAAAAGCTGGTCTTACCCCAGATGAAATAAACTCTATTATGAGTGGTAGTACTAGGCAAGCAAACCTTACAAACCAACAACGTATTGCTAATGAAGCAGCGTCGGGTGGTGGTATGTTTAGTGGTATAGCGGGTTTAGCAATGCCAGCGGCAGATTTAGTAGCGCTTGGTACAGGGCAAGCTTGGGCACTACCTTTTATTAACGCAGGTATTTCCGCAGCAAACGGCGCAGACCCAACTAAAATTGCGGAGACTGCGGCACTTAGTTATGCACTACCAGAAATTGCCCAAGGCTTACCAACAGATGTAGCACAAGGGTTACAAGGTTTTAATACAGCTAAAAACATATATGCGGCAACACAAAATCCAAATAATATAGGCGCTGATATTAACGCAGCTAAAGGGATCACTACCTTGACTGCTGCACAAGGCGGACTTATGTCGGGGGGTGGTATTTCTAATTTAGGTTCATATTCTGATGGCGGTAGACTTTTAAAAGGTCCCGGAGATGGTATGAGTGACCACATCCCAGCTAAAATAGGTAAGCACCAGCCTGCTCGTTTGGCTGACGGAGAATTTGTAATTCCTGCAGACGTTGTAAGTCATCTAGGTAATGGCTCGACAGATGCAGGGGCTAAAGTTTTATACAAAATGTTGGATCGTATTCGTAAGGCTCGTACAGGTAATCCTAAACAGGGCAAACAAATCAATCCTAATAAATTTATACCAAAAGGATAAGTCATGGGACTCTTTGACGCACAAGGGATTACTTCTACCCCACAATCAGCATCAAACGTAACTTCGGGAATTGCGACTTGGGCGCAACCGTACATAAATAATTATCTAACCCAAGCGCAGAATTTAGCTGGTACCGGTGGCGCTGGTCCAAACGCATTGATGCAGCAATCATATACAAACGCTGCTAATATGCAAACCCCCGGTCAGTTTGGGCAAGCTACAAACTTATTTAATCAGACAGGCTCAGCGGCGCAACAAGTAGGTCAAAACTATGCAAACCAAGCTACTAACCCTAATGCGGTTGGTGCTTACATGAACCCCTACATCCAACAATCGCTTGCTCCACAGTTGGCACTATTAAACCAACAACAAGCATTGCAGGGTCAACAAATTCAAAGTCAAGCTACTGGCGCAGGTGCGTTCGGTGGTAATCGTGAAGCACTAGCACAAGGCTTAAATGCGCAAAACTATGGTCTAGCTGAACAACAAGCTATAGGCCAAGGATATAACACTGCGTACAATAACGCTATTCAAAACATGCAGTATGGTGCTAACTTAGGTTTACAAGGCTTAAATACAGCAAACCAAGCTGCTTCCGGTCTGGCTGGTACAGGCGCTGCGCAAAATACAGCGAATTTAGGTATTGCTAATCTACAAAATACTTTAGGCCAACAGCAGTACAACTTGCCTTACCAAAACCTACAATTCTTGCAAGGCATGATGAGTGGTCTACCATACACTACCCAACAAACTCAAGGCTACCAAGCAGCTCCAAATACTTTATCTCAAGTTGCTGGCTTAGGTACTTCTTTAGCTGGAGCATATGGTTTGTACAACAACCTAACTAAAGGTAATAACCCATCAACACCTACAACACCGGTAAATACTACTAGCACCACAGATACTTCCGGTAACAGTACACTTAGCCTTAACAACGGTAATGGTTCAATAAGTACATCTATGCCTATTAGCGACCAATACGACAATATAACGCTATCTGCTAAAGGCGGTCGAATCAAAGAAAAGAAATATGCAGGTGGTGGCTTAGTTTCTCTTGCAATTAAAAATGCAATGAAAGGTTAATATGTACGGAGACTACTTTAGCAGAATGGCTGGAGCCGAAAAAGAATCTTCAGAGCAACAACAACAATCCGTACAAAATGGAGTCTTAACTCCAAACATGGCTCAAGACGCAAGTCAAAGCCAACCTAAAGCTATGCCACAAGGACAACCATCCTCAGGCCCGATTGCACAAGGAATACTGCAAGATGCAGACCAAACTACAGGTTCTACAGATGATCTGATGGCGCAAATTAATCAGCTACAGGTAGAAATTCCCCAACTAAAAGCCGACATCCAATCAGGTAAATTACAGGCTTATGAGGGTATTCCCTTACTAAAAGATAAAGTTGATACATTAAAACAACTTCAAGCACAGCTTAATCCCCCAGTAGCTTTAGCTGGAATGGCTAGCAACTTACCACAACAATACGCAGAAGGTGGAATTATTGCTTTTGCAGGTAATAATGGTAGCTACGTCGATGATGAAGAAGATGACGATGAAATCGGCTATGGTGGAATGAGTAAGCAAGAAGAAGCGCTGATGGCACGGTACCTAGATCAAATCCAAGGTCAAGGCGAAGCTATGCCAGAAGGTATTGCGGCATTGGAACCACAGAAAGAATCTACATCAGTAGGGTTTAACCCTGAAAAAAAAGGTGCTTCAGAAGGCATCCAATATACATCTAAGAAGCACAAGTACGAAGGCGACATTCGTGAAGCTGCTCGTAAAGCTGGTATTCCAGAAGAGTTATTCTTACATATGATCGCTAAAGAAACTGGTGGTCTATCTAATCCAGAATCAGCCCGTTCAAAAGCAGGTGCTTTAGGTATTGCTCAGTTCATGCCAGCTACTGCCAAACAATACGGTATTGATCCATTAGATATGAGTCAAGCACTTCCTGCCGCTGCGAAGATGACTAAGAGTTTGTTAAAGCACTATGACGGAGATCAAGGTCTTGCTGCTATGGCTTACAACTGGGGTCAAGGCAACGTAGATAAATGGTTAGCGAGCGGAGCAGATCCAGCCAAGCTACCTAAAGAAACTGCTAACTATATCCGTGCAGCTGAAGGCGGTCTAATGAAACTTGCCGCTGGTGGTGTTATTGCGTTTGATGGTGGTGGTGGTGTAGATGAACAAACTAAAAAAGACAGAGAAGACTTTATGATGGGTCTTAAGAAGCTTGGTGCTTCCGCTGCAGACGTAGTTACTTTACCTATTCGTGGAGTTATGGGCGCAGCTAATACTGGTATTCGTGGTATTAGGGCTGCTGGTTTAAATGTTCCATATATTCCTGAAGAAGCTTTTGGCGGCTCTTCCTCCAGCATGACTCCATATTATGACCGTCTTGTACGAGCACCAGAACAGCAAGCAGAACAACAAACTACTGCTCAACCAGTAAGTAGCATTATGGGAAGCAAATTCCAAGGCGATCAGTTCCAGTTACCCGAAAAACCAAAAACAAATACTGAGATTGATAACCAGTTAGAAGAATACCAAAAAGATAAAAATGCTTCTGATGAGGAAATGTCTTCCTTACGTGATATGTTAAGAGAGCGCCAAACCAGCGCTAAGAATCAAAAAGAAATTGATGCGTATATGGCATTATTGCAAGCGGGTCTTGGTATGATGGGCGGCACTTCTCCATACGCACTAGCCAATATTGGTAAAGGCGCATCTACTGGTATTGAAGCTGCATTGGCATCTCGTAAAAACCAAATTTCTGAAGAAAACGCTATCCTTGGCGGTCGTCTTGGTTTGGCTAAAGCAGAACTGTTTGAGAAGTCTAGACAAAATGCCCTTAAGCGCCAGATTGATTTAGATAGACAAAACGCTATGTTTAAGAGTTTAACGCTTGAAAACCAAAAACGAGCATTAAATCAAAAAGAAGCTATGAATATAAGTAAAGCAGAAGATGAACTTGCTAAAGCAGGTGAATTTGATAAGCTAGAAGCCGACTATGCCAGAATGCATGGTAAAAATTGGAAAGACGATGCTACGCATAAAGCTAATTTCGAAAAAGAAAAACGTGCCAAAATTAGAGACAAAGCTAGCGGTTATTCTGTAGACGCGCAATTAGGTATTCCTAGCTTTAATGATGTAAAATAACTTTATGATTATTGACTTACCTAAGTTAGGTCCGGTCAACTTTGATGATAACTTATCTCCTGAAGAGTACCAATCTCAGCTTGAGCACTTATCTAAGAAGTATGATTTTGAGATACCTAAATCTGAGTTAACCCTAGGGGAACAGGCCAGCCGTGCTTGGACTCGTGGTACTAAGCAGCTAGGATCTACATTTGGCGATATCATTCCTGCAATGGCTGCAAGTGCTGTTGGGGCTGATGAGTACGCTGCCAAACAAATGGCTGAAGCAAAAGCCACTCAAGAAGAATTAAACAAATACTATGCACCCCAATACGGAAAGCTATCCGATGTAAAAGGGATTAGTGATGTTCCTGGGTTTGTATTAGAGAATTTTGTAGAAAACATACCTAACCTACTTGTATCTTTAGTTCCTGGTGTAGGTGCAGAAGCAATTGCAGGTAGAGCCGCACTTAGCGGAGTTACAGAAAACCTATTAGCGCAAGCGGCAAAACAAGGTCTTAGCGAAGAAGCTACACAAGCCTATGTAGTAAATGGACTGCAACAAGCTGCTAAACAAGTAGCAGGTACTAAAAACCTTGCACAAAACGCTGGTGTGTTCCTAGGTTCTTACGCACAAAATGCTCCTGAAGTATTCCAAAATATCTACGATAAAACCGGTCAAATGGAGACTGGTGCAGCTATGTTGTGGGGTACTGCCTCTGCAGCGTTAGATTCTATTCTTCCTGAACAAATACTTAAAAGCGTTACAGGTCCAGTTAAGGTAGGTATCGTAGAAAAGCTTTTAGAGAGATCTGGTATGGAGCCAGGTTTAGTTCGTTCTATTGCTTCTAACGTATTAAAAGATGCTGGATATGAAGGACTTACCGAAGGTGCACAAGAAGCTATTAGTATTTCTGCAGAAAAGTTTATTGGTAATAACCCACAAGTATTTAATAGTGACGACTGGAACCGTATTATTGAAGCTGGTGTTCGTGGTTCGGTAGCTGGTGGTCCTTTAGGTGTGGCAACTGGTGCGGCAGAGCATTTTAAAACTACCCCCGCATATACAGAAGCTTTAGATAAAGCTAAAGAAACAGGCAAACGCCAAGAGGTTGAAGCTCCAATCGGTACTCAAGGTACAGGTATATTTTATGTTTATGCTGATGGTCGAGTAGCTACAAGCGAAGAAGCCGTTGATGTAGAAAACAAAGCACAAAAAGACCGTGCTAAAGCAGAAAATAACCAAGCAAGGCAAGCAGCTAAACGTCTTAAGACTTTCTTAAAAGCTAAACAAGCTAGCTTAGATTTACAACCCGCACCTCCAGCGGGTGGTGTAGAAACAACAGAACAACCAGATTTATTTGGTGCACCACCTACGCCTGAGCCAACTAAAGTAACAAAATTTGTACCTCCTACTGCCCAAACTTTAGGAACTGTCATAGGTACAGACAAACCATCATTAACATCTTTTGGTAAGGCTTTAGGTATTGGTCACTCGGCAGCCATACTAAGAGCTGATGGTCCGCTCGCTGGTAAAGATCTTTCTAATCCTGCTGACGCAGCGGAAGTAAAACGTATACTAGAAGCCTACGCAGAAGGCAAGCCAGCTGCAGGTGCAGTGGCAAAGATTGAAGAATTTTTAAAACGTCCAGAATTTGCAGCACAACCAGAGGAGACACAAAATGGAATACGATCTGGACTTATCCCCGGAGCAAGTGAGCCTAGCGTTCCAAGTACTGGAGAAGCCGTACCAAATCAAGAACCTGCCGGAGGAGTTAGCGAACCTGTCGAGCAAGGAGTGGGAGTTTCTGGACAACCTGTTGAATCTGTTAATGGCGGAGAAGGAGCTGTCGAGCCTGCACTAGGTGTTAAAGAAGCTAAAGATTTAGCTAAAGCAGAAGCAGCAATAGAACCAGCCGTAGCAGAACAAAAAGCCCATGCAGCGGAGAATGACGCTCGCACGTTAGAGTATATGAAACGGGATTTACCCGAAGACTTAGATGTAGAAGACCTTGATAAAACAGATGCGTTTAAGTATTTACGTTTACCTAGCTTATTGCAAGAGTATTTCCGCCTTAGGGACGTGATAGCAAACAGCGATAAAAGCGAACGTACTGAACGTGCCCAAATTAAAAAGAACGAAGCAGAGCGTGCGGCAATTAAAAAAGCTATTGTTAACTCTGATCCAAATGTAGCCAAGCTTTTATCTAATTTAGAAGAAAGCCCTCAATATCTGCCCGGATTCCTAGAAAAACTAAATAAAGACGGTAGAGATTTGCTTGCTGGGGAAATAAAAACCCGTGTAGAAAAAGCTGCGCAAGAAAAAGAAAAAGCCGCTGCGGAAGCTAAAGAAGCTGTTGTAGACGAAACAATAGATAAAATACTAGAAAACAGAGTTGCACGGAAAGTATCTGCCAAGATTGCTGAAGCTGTAGATAAAGGCGATACCAAAGAAATCATTAATGAGATTATTAATGAGGCAGAGAATCCAGAAATAAAAGCCATCTTCGAAAAAGTCAAGAAGATGGGGCTAAAAACTAAAGTAACAAAAGGTAAGGTTACTCGCAAAAAAGGTACGTTAGGTGCAGAATCTGATATTGGTGTTTATGATCCAGCTACCGATACAATTACGCTTGATCCCGATTTGGGACTAACAACCCACAACGTAGCCCACGAATTAATGCATGCTGCAATCTCGCATGTGTTGCGCAACCCTAACCACCCTTTAACTAAGCAGCTAACTGCTATTTATGAAGCTACATACAACCAGCTAGGTAGTGCATATGGTGCTAGAGATATTCAAGAATTTGCCGCTGAGTTGGCAGGCAATCCACAGTTTAGATCTGCCTTGCAAAGAATTAAAGCCCCTAAAAGCGGTAACATGTTGCAACGTATTATCAGCCATATTGCTGAGTTCTTTGGTTTCCGTAAAGGTCAAAGCGCATACGATGCGGCTATTAAAACCCTTAATGATATTTTAGACGTAGCCCCCGGAGAACCTAAATCCACTGGCGAGCAGATGTTTAACATCTTTAGCGATGCACGGGAAGCCATGCCAACTCTTGGCAAGCAAACAATTGAGTCTACATTAAATACGTTCTCCAATCTAAAAGGCATGGACTACAAGACGGCTGGTTTAAGTGTTATGCGGCTTGACCATATTAATAAAATTTGGGGGAACAAGCTACCAGCCATTCAAAAGCTTTTGGATAACTTAGAAAAACGTAAAGGCTATATTGAAGCGCAAATTAAAAATATTACAAAAAACTACAATAATTTTCTAAATTTATCTAAAACAGAAAAAGCCGCCTTTAACCGTATGCAAGATATGGCATACGACGCTCGTTTGGAAAAAGCAGGAAGGATAGACGAAGGATTTAAACCAACTCCTATTCCGCCTAAAGCCTCATTTAAGAAAATTGCTGAGATCCGTAAAGCAGACCTAGAAAGAAAGGCTGCATATGATAAACACCGTGCCGTATTTGATAAGCTGCCTAAATCTTTACAGCAAGCGTATACGACTATTCTGAATGACTACAAGAAATCTTTTGAGCAATATAAAGACTTGTTACTTAATAGCACAGACAGCCTTTCACTAAAACAAAAGATTAAAGCTAAGTTTGAAGCCGTTGAACATATTGATGGGTATATCCCTTTCTTGCGTCGTGGCGACTTTTGGGTACGATATATCGACCCTGCAACAGGGGAAGAAGCTGCTTCTGCTTTCCAATCACAACGTCAACGAGATAAGTTTATTGATGAAGTATTAAATGGTGCAGAACATACCAAGTACCAAAAGATACAAGACGCTAAGTTTAGCTCAAATACAGTTCCATCTACTAGCTTTATTGCACAAGTTATAGCTGGGTTAAATACAAAAGATGCCAACGGTAAAGTAATTCATGCGTCTAATGAACAGATAGATAACGTATATCAAGCTTACCTAGCCTTATTTCCTGCAGAATCTTTATCCAAGAAGTTCATGCATTCTAACGATGTTCGTGGTATGGAGCGAGATATTGCTAGGGGCTATAATGATACCATGTTGAAATGGTCTAGAAAGCTAGGTGATTCTATCTATGCGCCAAAAATAGACAAGGCAGTAGAAGAAATTAGAGCAAAAGCAGAAAGCTCTGGAGACGACAATTTAATAGCGGTCGGCAGAAACATAGTTAGCCAAAAAGACTTTTTCCATAACCCAACCTTTAATAATTTCATTCATGGCGTTACAGCCCTTAGTTACTTTGAATATATTACAGGTAACTTGTCTTCAGCTTTAGTTAACTTGACTTCATTACCGTTGCTGGTATTACCTATGTTGGGTGGTCGCTTTGGTTTTACTAAAACTAGTAACGCTATGCTAGCTGCCCATAAAATAGCTTCTCAATGGGTTATGAAGAACGATAACCTAAATCCTAGATATAAAGCCCTGTATCAGATGCTGCAAGACCATGCGCAGTTAGAACATACTATGGCAAGGGAATTACTAGAGGGTCGTCGCCAAAGCACAGAAGACTATACTGGTCTAAAGGCTAGGGTTTTAGATGGCTTGTCTATTCCATTCTCCGCAACTGAAAAATACAACCGTGCGGTTACCGCTATTGCTGCGTATGATTTGGCTAAAGCTAACGGTTTCTCAGAAGAAAAAGCTTTACGTCTAGCTTTAGATACCGTCAAGGATGCGCATACTTCAGGTATGGCAGAGACTGCGCCTAAGTGGATGCAAAACCCATTGGGTCGTGTGTTTTTTACGTTTAAAACTTTTGCATGGAACAGTGCTTTTATTGTAGCTAGAGCGTTTGAGCAGTCTTTTCGTGGTGAAACCAAAGAGATTAGAGATGCAGCACGTCGTCAGTTATTAGGTACATTCTTTATGGCTGGCGTATTTGGTGGTGTTAAGGGTTTACCCTTTATGGGTCTTGCCCAGACCATAGGTCAGATGCTCCATGCACTGTTTGGTGATGACGATGAGCCATTTGATTTTAATGAAGAACTACGTGCTTTCTTTGGCGAGTTAATCTACAAAGGTCCAGTTAACTACGTTACTAACTTAGAAATTTCAAACCGTGTAGGTTTGGCACAGGACTTGGTTTGGAGAGATGATCCCCGTGCAAGCAGTGGTTTAGTTCTAGGTGCTATGCAACGCGCATTTGGTCCAGCAGGTAGCTATCTAGTTAACGTAGAACACGCATACGATATGTTTAATCAAGGGCATACAGAACGTGCTATCGAAGCGGTTATGCCTAGCTTCTTCCGTAACTTTGCCAAAGGTGGTCGGTATATGGTTGAAGGTGCAACGACTGTAAAAGGGTTGCCTATTATTGATGACGTTAGCACATATAACTCATTGATGCAGATTATAGGGTTTTCCCCAGCAGATCTTTCCTCCACCTACGAAAAGGGTTCGGCAAAGTATGCATACCAAAAAGAGGTTTTAGATAAGCGTCAAAGACTGCTTGATAAGTATGAAATGGGTCGTGTAGGCGGTGATGCTGATTTAATGGGTCAAGCAAGGGAAGAGATTACTAAATTCAACGTAGCCCATCCAAAAGAAAAAATTACAGGGGAAACCCTAGCTAGGTCTCAAGCCGCACGCAAAGCTGCTATTAAGAATACCATTGATGGTGTAACTCTTAACAAGAAACTAATACCTGAAATCCAAGAGAAGTTTGGCACAGATTAAAAAAATCCCCTGACTAGCAGGGGATTGAACTTCTCAAGGAGGAGAAGAGTGCGACTCAATTGTATCACTAACTCTCCAAACCCGTAAACCATATCTACCTTTCTCTACAACTTGTTTACAGATGACGCTAAACCCCAGGCGCCTGGCTTCCGTTGTAACAAACCTTTGGGCTAGCCGTCTATCTATACAAGGCACAAAAAACGAAGTTCCCGGCTTAAACTTCTCCCATCGAATCAGAAGTGGCTGGTTCAAGATTGTTAGCATTTAACAACACGTCCTCATTAAAAGATTCCAGCTTAGTAGTATCGAAACATAATACTGTTACAGCAGCTTGGGTATTTGCTACAGTACCAGCAGTCATACGTTTCTTTTTAACTCCCAACAAAGCCTTAGATTTGCGGTATGGGATTAAAGACTCTTCAAAGTTAGCAAAGTTCTTAGCGCAGTCTTCACGGTAGCTTTTAATCACAATGTATAGGGTCTTAGTATCAGGCTCGTATCTAGAAGTCAACGCACCCTTAGGCTCACGAAGTGGACCATGTTCAAGACCAGTACGGTTGTCCCTGTTGCCGTTAATAACCAAAGTCTCGTGGAAGTGACGTTGTAAGAAACCACCAATGTAGTCTTCAGTATCAAACATGTATTCACGATTACGAGTACGAGTCTCTTTAATCAAGTCTACTGCGTAGTTAAATACTGGCTGAACCGCAATGTCGTGTAGTCCTAGGGTTTTAGCAATTGTGCCACCAGTAATTGCAATAGTAGCCATAGCAGACCAGTAGCGTTCGGTGCTCTTAATACCAGCAGTCTTATCTACGTTCTCTTGAACCTGTTGCATCTTAGCCATAATCATAGGTAGTTGACTTACCAAAGCTTGAGAGTACGGCTCAATAGCGTGCCCGTAGTTGTTCATTAATCTACCAAAGTGTTGCTTAGACCATGTTGGGTCATCGTATGGGTCAGGCTTGATATGTGGTTCTAGGATACGCATCAGTTCGCCTTCAGGAAAGCTCTTTATAGAAAGCAATGAATCAGTTACGGACCTGTTAGATGAAGTTACTACACCTAGCGACCACTTAGTATGGTTGGCACGTTCTGCGTTCTCCTGCGACTTCATACGGTTCTTGCCCTTACCTGATGTAACGTCGTAGATTTGATTTGACATCTGTTCAGGAGGCATGTTAGTAATTTCGTCAATAGTTGCACAAAGACTTTGCATTACCCCAAGACGTTGCATACGGAAGTTGTATGTGTCCTTAGGTGACATTAAGAGTTCTTTTGGTCTTCCATAGATCGAGTTGATCGAGTGTAGAACCGTGGTTTTTCCAGACCCAGACTCTCTACTAAGAAGGTTAAGCAGAAAACCATCAAGGCTAGTAAAACGCATAAGCAAAGACCCAAAGCCCATGAAAAAGGCAAAAGCACGACCTTCCATCCCTTCCCTGCCGTATGCGTTAATAACGTCTTTCCAAACATGAAAATCTCCCTTAGGTTGAAACAAAGGAATAATAGGTAGGGTTGGGGTAGATGGCGGACTATATAGTATCTCGTCTGCACGTATTTCCCTATCGCCAACAATGATTGACCCATCTCCTTCTGTCCAACCAAACTGCTTGTGCGCTTTCTCTGCGCTTGAATGTAGTTGTAATTCTTCTACCCACTTAGTTACATATGCCATAAGATCATCCTGTTTTTTACCTAGCGCAGTAATACCATGCGAGGCTACCGTATCCCTAAACTTTTCCTTTGCAAGCACTGCAGTCAAAGGCATGATAAATTCCCGTACACCGTCTTTTGGTAGGTGCAGTCTAAGCAAGATTGTCTCGCCGTAGTCAGGGTCATTCATACGCTTAACTACATAGAAATCGTAGGGATAGATAAGTTCTTCGTATTCTTCGCCGTCTTTGTTTTTAAATCTACCCCATACACCGCCTGCTTTGCCCCTAAAGAAAGGCCAAGGAAACTTAGGAATGGTGTAACTCTTTAATTCAGAAGTAACTTTATCTACATCCATTACCTCTTGTTCTTCTTCCGCTTCGACTATTTCTTTGCCAAGTTGGATAGGTGATGTTAGTTTTAGGGTGCAACCTTCACACCCACTAGGATTTAGCTTCTTAAATGTCGCGCAGGTATAAGGACCTTTGGTCTCATTAGCCTTCCTATCGGTCTCATCTGCAGAATATTCGGGGTGTTTTTTAGACAGGTTATGGATGGCTTTATCCCGATCCACACATTGCTGGGCAATACTTAGCCCTCCTCTCCAAAGAGGCTCATCTATTGTTGCCTGATTTTCATAGATATGCAAGAGTTGTTTACAGCCCGTACCCTCGGCAGATTTGATAATGATCGTCTGAAATCTAGACTGGCTAGAACCCATTAACGCTAACGTAGCCGCATCCATAGGGCGCTTGAACTCAGCCTTGTCCAACATAGCCATAATGTCGTCAGATGGGGCTAGAACTTCTTGGTACGTCTTGGCGGTTATTTCAGGCGCTACATACAAGATCTTTACAGGTATAGGGTTAGTAGGGTTTTTGGTATGAAACGTCTCAGGAACCCGTAGAATACGGGCGGCATCGGCTGGCACTGCTGGGTCAATAGCAAAGCCCTTCTCAACCGCTAACTCTTTTAAACGCTCCGCAAAAGGCTTCCAATCCTTACGGTCTAGGTCATGGTCTAGAATCCAATAAACGTGCGCTCCAAGACCCGATTGAACGATTGTAGGCTTAGGTAGCCCAGTCTCTTTGCAGAACTCGTTAAGGGCTTGTATACCCGATGCAATATCAGGGTAGGGTTTTCCTTCACCACAATCCAAATCAATAAAGAAAGACTTTAACGCTATTGCGTTCTTAGCAGTCCTGCCCTCAGATGCATCCCCAAATTTAGCTAAACCAAAAAATACGTTATATTGTTCAGCCGCCAACTCGTCAGCACGCTTACTAATATCTTCAATACTTTGCACAAACCGTTGATTTACAATCTCTTTTTCATCAACGACTTTAATTCCAAATACACAATAATTTTCCCCTTTTTGTAGGGGTGGTAATACTAGAGATAAAAACTCTGTCCTCGAAAGCATAGCCGTCCTTATTAGCCGTATGTTTTTATTAGAAGAGATGGGCAGGGGTGTTACGGCACACACCCTTTTCGGTAGCTAACCTAGCCCTCCCGTTGACTTTTACTTCATTTTGTCCAGTAGTTTTTGCATCTTCTCAGCATGTTTACTAGATACTATTGATTCACCTTTAAACCAAGAGTAGACAGTCATTCTACTGACTTTAAAGAACTCCGCTACGTCAGATACGGGTATATCCTTATTGAGACAAACCCTACCTAATTGGACACCCATAAGTTTTTGATTGGCTTGTTTAATATCCGTCGCCAACGCTATTGAGTATCCTTTAGGCATTATGCATCATCCCAGTCGCTAAGAATCTTTGAAATGTCCTTTTTAGGTGCAGGCGCTTCATCTTTCTTAGCTACACGTTTAGTAGGCTCTTCAACTTCTACTGTTACTTCAGCAACCTCAGCTTTGGCTTTTGGAGTAGCCGCTAACTTTGGAACATTATCGGTCTCAGCTACGGTCATAGTAATTGCTTTAATTGCGGCGGGGGATTTACCCTTTTCAATAGCAAGATTATGCTCATCTGAATCCAATACACGAACTGGCTTGAAAGTAATCTTAGGTGTAGCGGCTTCTGTATCAAAACGCATTTCAGTTACAACTGCAGTAATAGGAACATTCTTACTACCAATCATCTCTGCATAAGTACGCAAAGGCCATTTTCCTGGCTCACCAGCACCGAAGATAGAAGAAGCTGGAAGTGTTAACTGCATTACTTCGCCACCAATATCATTTGCCAATACAACTGCAAGGCGCTGACTATAACGGCAAGCACGGCTATCTCCTTGTCCTGAACCTTTAGCATTTTGTGGGCAATCTGTGCAACGCTTTGCTTGTGGGTTTTCGGACTTAGGACTAGGTACTTCGCCATCTGCAGACCAGCAATCAGGTGCTTTAGCCTTACCTTCAGCGTTTTCAGAATATGTACCAGCGTAGAACGTACGAGATACTTTAGGTGCGGCGGCTACAACTACCACATTCATTGAACGCTCTTCGTTTTTAGCAACTTCTTTGCCGTTAACCATCATGCGCCATACACCACCTTTGATGGAAATACGCTTTAAACCACCTGAACCACTACCACCCATCAGGGCTTTAGTAGTATCGTCTAATTGTAGTTCCTTCAAGTATGAAGGTAGACCGTTTCCTAACATTGATAATTCGTTACTCATATGCACTTCTCCTTATTTTTTAACAATAACAACAGTTTGAGTTTGCTCCGCATTTAGCCCCGGCGGATGCAGATCGGGGTTTTCCTCAAGGAATTGTTCCATGTTTGCCGTGTTAATGCGTTGTTGCATCAAAGCAAATGCATCGTTCTCCTTAATGAAATCGTAAAAAGATTGCCAGTCCGAAGTCCAGTATCTTTTTGTAACTCGTTTAGATATAGTCCCATGCGGTGTACGTATTAGACTAGACCCTTGTGCCTTGCAAATCTCGAGTAGTTCTGCCGCAATAACGTTTAATTGCTCTTCTAACTCGCCATCTTTTTTTGCTAATTCTCTACGCTTATCCCGAATCTTTACGTATATCTCGGTAAGCTTATCTGCACTGACATCGCTCATTACACTCTCCTTTTATTTATAACTACAATATAACATCACTACTATACATTGTCAAGTAGTTTCTAAAATATTTTTATACAAATCAATCAACCGATTATGTATGTCTACTTTTTCTGACAACATCTTATAGATTCTTTTTTCTACTGGGCTACCCTGCAAATGCACAACGGTACATGGGTTACGCTGACCAGCACGGTGCACACGGGCATTAGCTTGCAAATATGTTTCAATAGAAGTAATCGGACCCCACCATACAACTACGTTAGCGGCATGTAATGTAACTCCGTGCGCCGCCGCCTGTGGCTGAATAACCAACACTTGGGGTTTATCCTCTGTTTGAAACGCGTTAAATATGCTAGTACGTTTGTTGACTGGAATCCCACCATGTATGGTCTCGGCGCTTATACCCTGCTTCTTAAGTTCTTCTGCAATAATATCAATCGCATGTCTAAACGGTGCAAAGATAATAACCTTGTGGCTTGCTTCTTCAATAACCTCAAGTAATGCTTTCATACGATCGCCAGCGTCAAATGCAATTACATCTCCACTATCGGAATAGACTGCACCACATGAAAGCTGAAGTAGTTTGTTTAAGTTAGCCGCCGCATTGACTGTTGTTATTTCCTCACCTGCCGCAACCACCATCATATCTTTACGAATCTTCTCGTAGTATTTCAACTGCTGGCTACTTAGCGGTACGTCTCGCATGGTGTAGGTCATATCAGGTAAATCTAGGCACTCTTCTTTGGTAAATCTAATTGCTGGCTGTAAGGCTTCGTGCACAATGTTTTCTGATGTAGGCTTTGGAACCCATTTAAACTGAGTAATCTTTTGCATCACTTGGTCACGGAAAGCCCCGAAGAATCTTGGTACTCCGTTAGGGTTAATAATCTTTGCCAATCCATACGCATCTGTTGGCGACTGAGAAGCTGGTGTTCCTGTAAGCATCCATATCCACATAGTAGGTTTAATTATTGAGTTCAATGTTTTCCATCTTCTTGTAGCTACATTCTTGTATGCGTTAGCTTCATCAACCACAATTAAATCAAACTGGTCTACTGCTTCTTTAATAATATCTAGCCCTTCAAAATTACAGATAACAAACTCTGCTTGGCTATTAGCCGCTTCTAACCGTTTTTCTTTTGAGTAACTGTGCGCTATGGCGCATGTACGGTGCATGGCAAATCTAAACAGGTCGTTCTCCCAAGCAGACTGCATAATAGACAGGGGGCATAATACTAACACACGCTTGATAGCACCGATCTTCATTAGATAGTCAGCCGCCCATATCACGCTACCTGTCTTGCCTGTACCTTGCTCATTAAAACAAAATGCACGACGATGTAGAGTCAGAAAAGAAGCCGTAGTAATCTGATGGTCAAACGGTTTATACATACCAGTCCACTCATACTTGCCTTCAATAGGCGATGGCACTCCCCTGATACGTAGGTTCTTCAATACTTGGGCTTCTTCCAGCCCCCAGTTCACCAGCACTTCGCCTGTATCTAGTATTTTACTTTTGGGTATTACTGTTGTGATACGGGTAGGTTCTTTGACCTTTAATAGCAGAGCCTTATCTTCAATTATCTGCACGTTTTTGCACTCTTTCTAAATAGTCTTTTATTAAATATTTAACTGCTTCATGGTTTGTTGCGCCTCTTGCACTTCGCACAATAATTTCTTTTTCATCTTCGTAATCAAAACCAGCCCAACCAGAATTAACTCTCCGCATAATGCTTAATATATCTTCGTAATCATCAAGGGTCATATTTTCTTTTATAGTCGCTACCCATGTTGGATGCCATTTTCTATATGTACGAGACGATGCTGGTACTGGAACTACCTCTAACCATTGTCCATCTATCTTCAATAAAACTTCAAATTCTTCTCGGGTCATTTGCACTCTCCAATAGGTTATCGACCAAAACCGAGGTTTTGATTCTTTTTAGTGGCTCCTTACGGGAGCCAATCGGTTAGTTCATCCGACTCTAATACAGAGTGAGGGCTATATTAGTCGAACACTAACTGGGGTAGTTCTATGAGGGGAAAACCTTTAACCTAGCTTGTATGCACTTGCCCCTTCACACACAAGTTAAGAATAATTATATCACTTCTTACGTTCTTTTTTACTAATTTCAGATACCAAATTACCCTTAGAGTCACGCTTGAAAGAACGATTTTTACTAGCACTTTCTACACGCACTCCGTCTTTAATAGTACCGCCCTTGTCTGCGGCTTTAACGTGTGCAACATCCTTACCATCGCCCTTGCGTACCTTGCCTTCTTTCATTAACTTATAGCGTGCTTTGTTGCGTTCCTCACGATTCTTAACCTGTTCAGGAGTATCCTCGTAAGCGGCGGCTTGTTTGTATTTGCGGTCAGCTTTGTTCTTGTATGGCATAAAATCCTATGGCTTTATAATACTTACTAGTGTATCAGTCTCTATAATTAGCTTTAAAGCGTTTAAAAACTGATCCGCTTCTACGCCGCCCCTAATCTTTAATTTTATTTTATCAACATCTATCGAATATGTATCGCCATCTGTAGTTACCATTTCTGTTTTTATATAGTTACCACAAATATTTTCTAAAGCAAATACAAGTTCGTTATAGTTTCCACCAAACCTATCGTCAGAAAAGTATGTATCTAAATAAACGCATTCCGTTCTATGGTCTATGGAGTCATTATACCTACATTCAACTTTGCTCATCTATAACTTCCTTTTCCGTTGTGGACACAGTCCTTTACAGCGCACCATTTGGTGCAACTAAAATTGGGTTTTGGGTTCCAAACATTTAATTCTATAGACTTTTCTAGCCGATTGGTATCCTCAATCCACCGTGTCCAGTATACCCCTTCCTTTTCCTGTTCATAATCTGCCTTGATAAATTCGTTGGCTACTACGAAAAGTAAGCCTCCCTTAACTTTTTTGACTTTGGGGAAATGCTTAAAAATGGCTAGTGATAGTAACTCTAATTGCTTTGGGTCTGCATACTTAGCAGACTTGCCCGTCTTATAATCCACCACATATGCCTTATCTTCTTGCAAAATAATCAAGTCGGCAATACCTCTCCACCAAACATCTTTAGCAAAGAACTCACAGGGTTCTAGGCCCTTGGTCAATCCAAGTCTATATTCGCAAAGCTTTTCCCCTTCAATAGCGTTTAGCTTATCTAGGGCTTCTTTAATGAACCCATACTTCTCAGGTATTGGCTTGCCGTCACGGATGTATTCTTCTGCGGCTTTATGCACTTCCAGCCCATAACTCAAATGCTCCGTAGGCGGCTCAACAATATCCTTAACCACCCGAAGGCGGTAGTATTTATGGGGGCACTGCTTATATAAATCTAACGAGGAATAAGACCAAGAGTATTTAACGGTCATGATCTAGGCAACGCTCCTGTAAAGCCGTATGTACCAGTATGAGTAAAGTGCGCCCAAGGTGCGGCATAGACTTTAAATCCAGCTTCTCTTGCAATCTTGCAGAAGTGGTAGTCCTCAGATAGCAAACGGTTAGATTCTTCTTCGATGCTGGTAGCAAAGAACTCTTTAATGATCTTGACCTCACGCACCGTATCTACTGCATGGTACATATCGTTGGTATAGCTAGGCACTTTGGTTTCTAACTTCTCAAACACTTCACGTTTAATCAACATAAAACCTGTACCGCCGTTAGCAATCTCTAAAGGCTTGTTAATATCGCCCGAAGTTGTTTGCTGTCCATGTGGTAAATTTACAACAAAGGCTCCTGTATGATGTTGCAGTTGTGCTGGTGGTACACCTTTTTTAACCGCTTCGGTTACTTCTACCCAGTTGATTTCTTTCTTAGGGTATAGACCGCAAATAATATCTACATCAGCCGCTACCATACGAGGAATATCTTGCGGGTTAAAACCGATATCAGCATCAATAAACATTAAGTGTGTAGCATCAGACTTTAAAAAATCATAAGCCATACTGTTACGAGCACGGGTAATCAAAGACTCATTCATCATAAATGAGTAATACATTTGTAGTTGGTTCTGTCCACATACCCCAACGAGTTGCATAATAGCTGACGCATACAATCCCGTGCACATACCGCCGTACATTGGTGTAGCTACAAATAATGATGCCTTTGGTTTAGGTGCTACAAGTGGTGCTACTTTAAGTTGTTTTTCTTTTTTAAAACTCATTTTTTCTTCCCTTTAGTTTGTGTTTCTATATGTGCTCTGTTAAGTGCCATTATATCTGCCGCTAATTCTTCTAAGCGTTCACTATACTCTTGTAGTATTTCAGTAGCCGCCCACAATGCACCACTCTCTGCGTTGTCTGTAATCTTCTCAGCAACAAGTTCTACAATCATTGCGGCACTATGTATCTTGTACCCCAGTTCGCCAACCTTGTTAGCTTTTTCCCATAATCCCTCAATCATTTGTATGTTCCTTTCAATGCAATAGCGTCATAAACTTGTGCTGATACTTTTAATACATATGCAATATCGTTTGGGCTTAACTGCCCCATCAGTTGTAATATTTTCATAACTGCTACATCGTTATCCAAGATTTGTGGTTTTACTAAAGTTTCAATCATTTTTTCCTCCAAGGCAAATCGCCATATGCTTTCTTCATTGCTTCGTTACCCTCTCTAAACATTCCAAGTAATCTTTCGGGTGATCTGTAATTAACTGTAGCCTCGCCCGTGCATCCAAAGGAAGGCAGTAGTTTGCTGGCAGCACTATAGAATTGACGATCTGCTCCCCATTGTCCGTAGAAGTTATGTGCCACACGCACCAAATACTCCCGCTTAAAGCAATAGCAGTTAGTATCGACAAAATTAAGTGTATGGTCATAATACGTCGGGTTCCTACCGAGTGACTCGCAATCATCGTCAAAAACATATTGTCCTCGTTCATCACATATTCTCCTCAAACTGTAAGACCACATTAGGTCTTTTGATTTAATTTTATTAATCATGGTTTCCACATGATTAGGTTCGAACCAATTATCCTCATCGAGAAACAAGATGTAATCGGCGTTTACCATTAGTGGCATAGCCGCATAGACTCGGTGTCCATACCATCCATTACCGCCTACATTTTCGGGTAAGTCTAAGTAGTGGCAGTTCATTTTTAGGTGGATGTTCTTTTTCTCTACTTGTTGCCCATCAATTACGATAAGGTGTTCTGTAAAGACGGTTTGGTTATGCACACTTTCAATCGCTTTATTAATCGTATCTTTCCCAGTAGTCGGGGTGATGACCATGACCCTCATTTTTCGTTTATCCCCTGTATTATTCCGCCAATAATAGCGAATAACATTTCTGCAAAAATGATGCCCCAAAAAAAGCTAAAGTACGAACTTGGAGCATCAAAATGTTCAAGAATAAAATAAGTTAATAAATAAATCATGCCAGCTCCCTCACGTTTTCACATGCTTTGCAAATACTACATTTGGAATACTCAGGCGCTTCATTAAGTGCAATAAGATCCTGCAAGGGTTTACCCTGCATAATTTCTTCGTAAGTCTGTGTTAGCAGATTACCTAGAATGTGAACGAGATTGTAGTCCATACAGCATAGGACGACATCCCCATTTGGCAGAAGAACATTACGATCATAAAAAGGCGTGCTCGCACAAGTTAAACTAAATATATTGTGCGGTGTCATGCTAATCACTTGACCTTTAATTTGCTCCACATTGAGGCTATCTGCCCTAGTATGGCCCACCCATCCACGTAATTGCCCCACAATGGGTTGCAAATCAGGGTGAACTATACCGCTTTTATCCATAGTCATAGCGCCTACACCACATGGCACGTTAAGGGTAGCCATTACTCTTAGGGCTTCCATCCACTCAGGGCTATTCTTCCAGCCCTTCATGTTCTTGTTAGCATCAGGCAAGTGCAACATTACTACTTTGACTTGGTTAGGATGAGCTTCTAATACTTTCTTAACACGTTCAGGGTCAGTCATGCCATACAAGGTAGTGTAAATAGCAACATCAAAGCCCATGTATAGCACTTCTTCTAACATGCTTGTGCACTCAGGATTAGCCCAAGGTTCTGACATACCTGAGAAATCAATACGAGTATTTTTTGGTAACTTAACCAACATCTTTGTGAGATCAAGCTGGCTCATGTATTTGGTGCCGTTGCCGTACTCGGTTCTTAAGTTATCTTGTGGGCAAAACGTACACATCAAAGGGCAACCTATCATGGTGGTCAATTCCATAACAGGCCCATCGTTGTGGACTATCCCATACTTTTCTCTCATTTTTCCTGTGCCTTTCTTAAATCAAATCTAATTCAGTTATTGATGGAGCAATGTAATGTTCTTTTTTCCATTTAGCACAATATTCTTCCGCATTCTGACGGCTTCTAAATACTGGATGTGGCTTAAACTCATAACCATCTTTACTGGCAATATCGGTATAAGGCGCAGTTTCTCCATGACCGCTTGTTCTTCTGCCTGAATGGGTCAATACATATATTTTTTGGATTGTCATTTCTCTTGTGCCTTTCTTAGTATTGCTCTAGCAAACGGAAAAATTACTTTATCGCCAAGCCAAACTAGTCCTTGTTCTTTACTTACTTGCTCAATAGTTTCAAGTATTTCCTCATCTGTTACATCTATTGGTCGTTCATAAAGCGGAATAACTTTTTTAGCATCTACTGGTTCATTAAACTGTAATGACATATTTTCCATATCATCAGGACATTCTTTACTGACTACTGCATAAGCAAATGGTTTCATTTTTCTTCCCATAAATTACATATTGAATAACTGCGAGTATTAAACTCACCTAAAGTGCATTGTGGCATCTGTGTTCTTGGCATACTGTTAATAAGCATAGTGAATCCTTTTTTGTAGTGTTTGCAGTTACCGCATTTTTCCGCAACAGTTACATATTGGTTTTTGTATTTAAAATCTCCAATAGACTGCGCCCTACTCATTTCTCTACTCCAGAATAATGGTCTAAAAACTTTTGAACCACAGCTTTCAACGCCTCTATTTCAGCTTGTTGCTGTTTATGCTGCATTTCTAATATTGCAATTCTGTCACGCTGTGCTACATGACGCAGTTCGTACTTTGTCAGCTTTTCTTGTTGCTGGCGTAGCATGGTGGCTGCTTCAATATGAAAATCAGCAGGTTTTACAGGGACGGAAAATCCTTGCCATTCATAAAGCCTAAGCATTGATAATTTATCGGCTATGGATAGCTCTAAACTCATATTAGTACCACCTTCCATTCATCCCTACAGTTCCCTTATCATCTTCGGTATGGGGTGTATCAACAACATTTACCCATTCACCATTCTTGTATTGGTCTATTTTTACCCTGTTATCTTCGGCAATGTAGTTACGATAAGTGCCTTCTACTACTGTTGTTGGTCTTTGGTCAGTCATAAGTTTTTCCACTCTCTTCATAATAAGCATCATTTTGTTCTGTAAGCTCGGCAATTTGGGCTTTCAACGCCTCTATTTCAGCTTGTTGCTGGCGTACCAAGGACTCAAGTTGGTCAATGTAGTGCTTTCTATTTCCGTAATAAACAGAGTCCATGTTAAACAAATCAACTTCTCGTAAATCCTCAAGCAATTTATCAGCTAGTTCATTTGCGTTCATTCACAGTTCTTTCTTAATCGTTTAGTTTTATCTTCGTTATCACTAAAGTATTTACAATCCTTACCTTGTCTTGGGCTATCCACAAAGTAAGACTGATACTCTGGTGTAGCTCTAGCAGTAAACCGATAGCACCTTTCACGCTTCTTACAAGTCTCATCACGACACATTGTTATATCAGCCATTATCTTGTGCCTTTCTTATTTGATACCAAACATCTTCATTTTCATCCCATATTTGTTTAAAAATATTGCCATCTTTTAATTGAACATCGGTGTAATTACCATTTCTTTTAGCCCAAAGAATATAAGAAGAATCCACAATTTCATGTTTATCAAGTTGAATTAACATTTCTCTTGTGCCTTTCTTAGTATTGCTCTAGCAAATTGAAGCAAAAAATCCTCAAAACAGTCTGAGTATTTCCAAGTCCATTCTTTCAATATTTCTTCATCGGTCAATGGTGTTAGTGTCTTTGCTGGATGAGTGTAGAGTGGAATTTTGCTAGTTGTACCTCTTGGTTCTGCTCTAGTCAAATATTCTTTATCACCATCTTCACTGCAAGTCCAAATCCACGCTACTGGTTCATTATTCATCATTAGCTCCATACATAGATTTTGGTAACGGGCGGTCATCCTTATTAGTTACATTTGGTTGATCTAATGGGTGTGGGAATTGGTCGCAGTATCCTTCAGGGATAGCACGGTCTTTACGCAACAATGTTAATTCAAATACAGTTGGCATTAAAAACCCATCTACATCTATGAATGGGCAGTTGTTGTTCGGATGATTGTGTACCACACGGAAGTCAGCCAATAGTTTAGAAAAGAAATCTTGAACAGTTTCCCAAGCAATAGGGTTGTTAAACCATGCTTGAACATCATGAATCTCAATAACAATGATCCTAAAGCGCCGTAGTATGTCTATCGGTGTAGCAATAATTGTCTGATACTCAGCACCTTCAATATCCATCTGCAAGAGCAAGTCTCCTGTAAGTGGCGCTTCTTTTTTAACCCAAAACTCTAAAGTCATGAAGTCATCACTGTTGGTAGCCCCCAAATACTTTTTGGTAAAAGATAGAACCTTTAAGTTATCAGGCGCACCATTTACTGAAGCATCTGCAAGATGGGAATAAATCCCCCGACTAAGTAAGTCTTTCTCAAAACTTGCCGTTACATCTACTCCTGGCGAAAAGCATTGAGAAACACCTGACAAGTCGTTTGGGATTAAATACCCACCATCGTTATTACCACCAATTCTAACTAAGTCATACTTAGTCTTAACAGGATATAGCCCTCTGATTAACTGCTCAAATTGGTTGCTCACTTTATGTCTTTTTCCTTTAGTTTTTTAATCCGCTCTGCCTTGCGTAAGTCGTGACTATGTAGTTTTTTCCCAACAGATTTAGGCACTTCGCCAGCCGTTTCTGCTACCTTTGCGGCTTTCTTGCGGTTAACTACTTCGCCATCAGATAGTTCAAACTCATGTTTTGAACCCTTAGCTTTTTTGCCTTCTTTGACAATCAGTTCTTCATGCGACCATGCCTTGCTAGGGGCTTTAACAATCTTGCCTGATTTTTCTTTAATTGCTGGTACTTTTACTGTTAATTTCTTCTTTGCCATATACTTTTCCTCTTCTCTAAATGCCAAGTTAATGGCATATTGTAACTCTTCCCAAGTACCTCTTTGCATCACAACCGTTACGTATTCCTGCCCCCTTTTGATAGTGGCAAACATTTCGTCTAAGGTCTTGGCTTGCCATTTTTGTTGTTTCTTAGTAACAAGTTTGTCTTTACTCATTTCACAATACTCCGCACAAAGGCAATCGCATCATCTAATTTGGGTTCTTTAAGTAATAGGGGTTGTTCGTAATAGGTTTTGTAAAGTTCTTCATACTCATCCAAGTCTGCTACTCTGTTTACAAAAAAAGCCATGTCCTTAGTATTCATGTAGTTTAAATATGCTTGTTCATTAAAGTCGCAATCCACAGAAAGAGTACCGCTATAAATAGGAACAGTGAGACCAGCGTACGCATCAATAAGTTTTTCGGTGACATATCCATCATATATAGAGTTTTCAGGGCATAGGCAAAACTTATACTCAGGCAAAATAGCAAACTTGGATTTGCGTAGGGGATTCCTAAACATATTGCCATATCCATCTACTTGTTTGTATTTTGAAATACTGTTGTATAAGTTAATGCGTAGCCCTTCGGGGTTGTTGGCAATCAAAGCGCAGAACTTATCTTTCGCTTTAATGTCTAGCTTGCGTGGTTGGGTTAGTTGTTTGATAGGTATCAGTTGTTCGTAGCCATGATTGTGCATGTTATCTTGTCGGGGCTTTTGCTCAAAGCCATCCCATGCTAGCCTCGAATACCAAAGAGGTAAACGAAAATTCCTACCGCCATAAGTATCCCAATCAAAAGACAGAGAATGGTTGTAGTTAATAAAACTTGGGCGCATGTTCTCACCGATGTAGGCAAGAGTTTTGTTGGGGTCTGTTTGAGTATGTCCGAAAACCGAAGTAACCACCAAATCAGCGTCGTGTTGATTATTAGTGTAAACCATACCATCGAAGCAAGACCTAAAGAAATAATCGAAGAAGTCTCCATCAAATGCACCCTCCCAAAAGTTAACTACACATATCTTTTTCATTTATTTTCCGTAATGTAAATAAGACTTTAAGTTACCGTTGTTGTCAAAAATGCTTATTGTTCCATCGGTATGCCGTACCATATAACCTACCCTGTTGCCATCTTGTGCATATATGTTTCTAGTTGAATCAGGATTAAAGACAGAGTTCTCAGGGTTAAGTGGTGAGTTGTCAGGATTTAAAGAAGAGTTCTTAGGGTTTAGTTGTATGTTGTCGTAATTCAAGGGGTTAGATTCAACCCCAAGCGTCTGCGCTTTTGGTGTTGTGTGGTGCACTAACATTGTAAGAATGACAGTTCCCATTACCGCTAAGAAAAACTCTTTCATGATTTCCTCACTCGTTTCTTGATAGCTACAATACCTTCTTCTTCAGGTTCGGGGTGTCGGGCTTTTAACATATGGTCAGCCATAGTCCATGCTTCTTTAGCGTCATCAGCCTTGTTAGATAAAATGTTTCCTCGTATAACAATCCCAACCAAAGCAAACATAGCGAAGCAATCCCTCAAATCATTCTCGTTCACAGAGTTCTCCTGATACATGGGTTAACAAGCGAATATCTACAAACGCATTAAGTGCATACTCATGCGCCTCACCAAAGTGCCTCTTGTTCATAGCTATCTCAAACTCTCGTAGGTTTCTTCTAGCCTTAATCAGCAAGTCTGCATAATCAAATACCTCGTTAGCAGTCGCCATAACTTCCTCCCATCCCCGATTCACAATTCAAAGGAAGTGTCTGAGCCCAGTCGGGTCTTGTTCTCATGCACTCTTCAACATACTGCTGGGCTTCTTTAGCCTCTTCTACTGGTGCAATACATGCAATCGCATCATGCACAGTCAATACAACCTTATATCTCTTGGCAATAAGTAGCATCTGCTCTGCGATAACGCATCTTGCAACCGCCTGACAAATGTTCTCTACTACTTTACCTCCGTATATTTTAACAAATCCTTTACGAGTTTTGTATTGAAATTGCTCTTTTCCCTCAGGATCGTAAAACTTTTCTATTGTGTCATATCTTTGCCACAACCCACTAGGTAGTAAAAACCCTTTCCTTCCAGCATCGAACTGAACTGCGCTTACTACTCCAAAGTTAGCGGCACTACCACTAATCATTGCCTCTATACATCTTTGAGCCTGTCTCCATAAAGCTGGGATTTTGTCATAAGTTTCTCGATATACTTGGATAATATGAGCGGCTTCATCCTCCGCAATCTCCACACCGAATGTCTTGAGTTGTACCCCAAATTTCTTTGCCCCCATGCCATAGCCAGCCCCAAGAATTGTTGTCTTACCAACGAACCTCTCTTGTGCCGTAACCTCATTTGCATCCTTGCCATAGATAGCCGAAGCCATGATTTTGTATACATCCTCGCCTTTCTCAAACGCATCAACCAAGTCCTGTTGACCAGCCAACCACGCAACCGTTCTAGCCTCAATCTGTGATGAGTCGCAATCAATAATTACATAGCCTTCAGGGGCTTTCATAGCTTTCTTTAACTTACCGCCGTTAGTGCCACGACTAGGTAGGTTTTGTAGGTTTATCTTGTCGTCTCCGCCCCATCTTCCTGTGTGCGCCGCATAATATCTAATCGGTACTGGTAGTTTTCCTCTGCTTGCGATACCCATGAACCTCTCTGTGCGAGTTTCTTCAAGTGTAGTTTTATTACCAAGTCTAGCGGCAACGAGGGTTTGGACTCTTGGGTCGGGGTGTTCTGCAAGGGCTTTGAACTCCTCATCTGTTTTGGCAAACGCATATGCTTCCTTTCCTGTTCGTGCTGATACCTTCATCGGGGGTACAACCTGCAATGCTTTAAGTAGTTCTGCAAACTTGTTATTGGACATCAGATCATCGAGTGTGGACCCAGACTCTTCAAGAAGTCTTGCCTTTAGATTCTTTACGTTTTCCAAATGCTCAGTCAAAAGCGTGGTATCCAACACAAGCGTAGGTTCTATAAACATCTTTAGCGTTGTGTCTATAACCTTTAACTCCTTTGTTGGGAAAGTTTCAGACAAGATTTTGAATAGGGTATAGGTCAGCTCCACATCGTTCTTGCAGTAGTTTCCATACTGTTCCAATTCATGCGGCATGAAGGCATTACGGCGCTTACCCAAAGCATCTTGAACTTCCGTGCCTTTCTCACCAATCTGATAGCGTTCAGCTAAAGCCTTCAAACTACCGCCAGCCTCTACCCCATGAATAGCACGAGCCATACATAGCGTATCTAGGTAGCCTTTAGCTTTGATGCCAAACTCCCAAGCCATAATCGCACCATCGAATTGAGTGTTGTGTGCCAACAACAAAGAGTTATCCCAATCGTATGACAACAAGTTTTTCTTTATCTCTGAACGAGTACCGGCAAACCATTGAGTAACTTCATCGTCTTTCTTGACCGCAACACCAATTACTTCAAAGCGTTCGTCTCGGACATACTCCTCCGTTGTCATCTTGGACAGACTAAATGCCTTGTCGTAATAGGTCTCAAAGTCTACTGTAATAATGCTCAAGGGTTACTACCTTTCCTAAATAGCTTTTTAAATAGCGAAGGGCTCGATACAGTCTGTGCTGGTAAAACCCTACCGCTTGGGTGAACTGAATTGAACACAGTCGTTTTTCCGCCAGCATTAACAATCACACTACCCGACCCCGAAGACCCCCCTAGGGTCACTCCAGCCAAAGGCATACCTGCTTGGGTCGTAGTTGTCGAGGAAGGATTTAATGTAAGCTGGGCTTCCTCCTTTGGGTCAAGCAGTTCCTCCATAACGGCAGATGTAAACGCTTCTTGTATGTGTTTATTTATCTCTGTCTCCAGTGCTTTAACGTCTTCTTCATCTAGATATGGTTTGTAATGGCTGATTATTTTCCTCCAGCGTGATTCCGCAAAAGGTTTTTCATCATCAAACATAAACTCTTCAGGATTAGTCTTAATCCGTTCCAATAGAATTTCTACACCTCTGTTCATTATTCCTCCAAGAAAGCAATAAAATCGTCAAACTTTGCGCCCTTTTCAATATTCTTTCTGCGTGCATCTTCCTTGCTATGTTTAGATATCAAGATTTTCTTAACGATTAACTTCTTTAAATATGTATGCGTGGTCGCTGGGCTTGCTCGCCAAAAACCCTCAAGAAGATTCATGATAGTAACTTCTCCCGCCTTCCAGCCTTCCATCACATAATCGACAATCAACAAGGACATTGGGTCAACCCCAAATTTATCTTGTGCAACTTTAACTTTACCAATCAACTTATCTGCTTTCATCTCTTCACCTTATAAAAATTTAACCCAGCAATCTTATGGCTATGCACGATTGCTCCTTCATCTAATAACTCTTTTATATACCACCGCCCTGTTTGGTCAGACTTCTCCAGCCATCGGGCAACATCTTTAGCACTAAAGGCATACCGCTTATTCATTATGCGAATCAACTTCGCCTTGCAACCTTCACTCGGTAGGCTTCTCATCACATCTCTCCACCAAAGCGGCATACCCACATATATCTATTAAGTTATCTCTATGTTCGGGGTCGTTGGCAAACCTAGCAACCTTTACCAGCATCATCAAAGCGGCAACATCTTTAGCGTTTAATTCTGCTATTACATCGCCCCCATGCTCATTATGAATAGCCCCACCAGCCGCCATTAAATATGCGTTCCACATCACCGCAATAGTATTTAGGTTTTTAGCTGGGTGTCCATAAGTCTTTTCCCTGTCGCCGTAGATAATGTTATGCGCTTCTTTCAGTATCGTCATCTTCTTCCTCCCCTGTTTCAACCATACCAGCAAAGGGTATTGGTTCTAGTTTTTTACGCTTACCAAAGATAACTTCAAAGTTCTTATCAAACTGTTCTATTGGCACACTCAAAGGTCTTGATGTATCACCCTTACCCCCATCCCTCATACCAACTCCTTCCTAGCATCGTTATACACCGCATCATATTTTTCTTGCAGTGCGTGCATCGCATCTTGTATGGCATCTAGCTTTGTTACATGATGGGCTTTCTCAAACTCAGGTGTAAATCCCACACTAGCTTCGCCTTTAACATCACTCCAACTAACGACCGCAATCTTCATCTTTCTTCCCCTTTAACAAGTCAAACACTATGCCAGCAAAGACTGTGCCCCTGCCTTCTTTTATCTCAATCAACATCAACTTCAAACTACCTATACCGCTCTCGTCAACTAGCACCGCATAACCGCCGTTCAAGGCTATGTTATTTAAGTTCTTCGTTTGTAGTGCCGTAGGCTTGCCACCATCCGCTTTACACTCGATACCAATAAACTTACCGCCCATACAAGCCACAATGTCGGGCACTCCACTAGCACCATAACCACCAGTAACAGGATAAAAATAGTAAGCACCATATTCTTTCAGTAGTTTTACTACCTTATCCTTCACTTTCTTTTCGGGTGTTGTCAATTTGTTCGTGCTCCTCTTTAGTTAAATATACAGATACATGCCAGTCGCTAATCTTCCTACCAAACTGGGTCGGCTCGATTTTATTAACAGGTGTTAACTTAAGAAAGGCAATTTTTTCTTGAACTGATAGGGGGAGGGTGTCCACACTTACTTGTTTGTATTGCCCGAAATTTTTGCCAAGCAGAGAAGCTATCCGTTCTCCCTCGTTTTCTATTATTGATAGAATTAGTTTTTGCATTGTTCTTCATCCTCACTACCTCCTAATATATAGAACAATTATAGAAATGTCAAGTATTTAAATCTTGGGGATAACCCTCGACCCAAAACTCATTGTCACTAACCTTGAACCCCACATTCGCTACAAAAGAATGGCTCTCCATCATGCGTAGCATGGCTATGTTTTGCTGGGTTTCAGGGGGTATCTCGTCTGCACTATTAAACAACTTAGCTACTGTGCGACCAGCATCTATACCTACCTTGCTAATAAACACCGACTCATCAGGGTTAATAAAGGCATGGCAATAATCTGTAAAGTTCTTTTCCTGTCTTTCTTGTTGCTCCAGATATGCTGGTATCAAAGAGTCATAGATTGTTTTCATGGTGTCATCAACTGGCGCAACTCCCAATTCTTTTAGCTTTACAAATATTTTGTTCACGCTTCCGTCAGGCAGTTTGTAGTGCAACTCCCTCAACTCCTTTGTTGGCTGGGCTTTCCATGAACTCAACCTATCTTCTGCCATTCGCTTACTCTTATTAGCTATCTCATGAGCAGACCAAGGTTTGATGTAGTCCTTCATGAACTTGAGCATCTTCTTTAAGTCTTTGGTGCTTCTCGTATGGTATTCATCGTTGTATTGTGCATACTTGTCGTTCTCAATAAGCCGAGATTCTATGGTAAATGTAGGCACTTCATCGTTTATTTTTATATACAGCATGGCAACCATGTTGCTAGCGTTCCACCGATCAGTAGGGAATCGGCTATCTACAAACCCAACCGCACATCCGTTATCGTTAGGGTAAACATTGATAGGGAATTTACTTACTTGGTGTTTCCTAAACTCTACAACTAAGTCTTGCAACTGCTGGTATTTCACTTGCTCTAGGTTTTTAATATCTAACATCTCACTCTCCTTGTTCTAATACTGGTTTAGCTTTACTGGTATCAAAATCTGTTTCTATAAATCGCACTACACTTGGGCACTCCAACTCATAGTCATCATCGTTCCACCATTCTTCTTCGTGGTCATCATGTTCTTCACCGACCCTCGCTAGCTTGGCTTTGTAGTCATTGTCAAAGTTATCTGCCATATCTAGTAAGTCAGTCAGTCCAGCAACCGAGTCCTCATACCACTTCCAATGATTGTGGTGAAAATGCAACCGCCCTCTGCCGTTATCGTCTTTGTAGTCCTCTATCCACATATACCGCATGAAGTCCTTAAATATGTCCCGACCATCAACCTTCATCAGGGCAACGAACTCCTCAACATCTTTTACCTGTATGCAGAAAGATACATCGCTTCTATACCCCATCTTCGCCCTCCTTTATTTTCCTTAACAACCCTATCAAATCAAACTCATCTAAGTAACCCCAAGGGTCGCCATCCCAATCGGTTTTATCTCCATCCGTTAGGTATGCTTCGTATGGATGGGTTTCGTCTGTATAAAAGTTTGACCCACTAACCACACTTACCCTACATCCATTAGGAAATTTAAAAATGGTATGCCAAGCATCTTTATAGTCATCTAGCACCGATGAGTTCGCTATATGGTGGGGTTCGTCTTTTACAACAAACTCCTTAAACACATGCTTCGCTAGCATACATCCCCCTTAGAACATAGATAAAATATCGTCAACCTTAGACTTGACATCCAACCGCAAGTCATCATCTTCTCGCAAGGATTTAGCATCCACATGGAGTAGCGCACTCTCTAACTTCTTTCTAGCTTGTTCTAGTCTTGAGTCGTTGGTTACATTCAGCTTAGTTAGTAACTCGCACAAGTCAACCGCATTGCCAACCAATGAATCTCTGAACACTTGCTTTTCCTCGCCCGCCAGCTTCTCACTCATCTTGCCTAAGCAATCGTGTAGCCTATCCCAAGCATCTTTCATCGCATCATTTAGCTTCTGTGTATAGAAGTTTTGGTATTGTTCTTCGAGTTCAGTCTTATACATATCACTAACATCAACCCTGAAGTCTCCAGCATTGGGAACGGGAAGGAACACATACTTGAACTTGAACTTATCTACTAGCCTGTGGGCATCAGGGTAATCATCACTACTAAACAAATCGCCCAACTGGAAAGCGGCTGCCGACACAAGTGTTGGATAATCTTCTAGGAACTCTGCCACCGCCTGATTGAACTGCGCCTCGTAATCGCCTAGCGTAGCTTTGTAGTCAAAGAAGTTTGCCATAGGCAACAACCTACTACCACCATCTGACCAAGGCAAAGTCTGCTCGTAATGCCAAGTCCGAATCTTGGACACAATCTTTTGGATTTCTTCCAGCTTTTGCGTGCCAGCTAATAATTTTTTATGATAGTTTCCAGCCCTCGCTTGAGTGCCTTTGCTAGCATCAATCTCCTCGGATACTTTCTTATCCATCTTACGACCTGTCCACATAGAAATGTTTAGGTCAACCAACATAGAACTATTCTGAATCATGGTAATACTCCTCACTTGTTAACATCTGTTAATAAATTAGTCCATCAGCTTCTTAAATGCTTCTGCTTCTCTGCATGTCTTGTGCTCTGATACAACCCTATACTTCTGTGTGTTTTTGTTCCACTCTAGTATCTGCCACCTTCCTTTCGCTTTCATATGTATCGGTTTATCAAACCTTTCTATATACTGCATCTCATCTTCCAACACCTTCAACGCTTCATTAATTATCTGACTGCAAGTCAGTAGCGGGTTTGCCATCATTCCTCCGTTGCTTGCATCAACTTAATCATGGCTAGGGCTTCTCGTCTGTGCTTGATCTTCTTAGCCACACGCTTATTGAACTTCCATATCTCATACCGCCCTCGCCTTACATACACCAACTGCACCATGTTTAATGCCCACTTCCCATACGCATCTTCAAAGATAGAACCTAGTAACTGCTCTCTTGTATTTCGCATTGCATTTGCTAGCGCACTTGTATACTCCCTACCTTTTTGGTTTAGCACCTCATCTTCTAGCGTCATTATCATCTCATAGTTTGCCATCATTGCACCTTAACTGTTTTACCTACCTCGCTAACTACATCAGTAGTGATACCCCACAATGTAGGGCAACCCCACTCACCCCAACCGCTTACATAACCATCGGTTAAGATGATTGCACACTCAGGTTTCAATTTGTGATCCGCAATATATCTAGGGATACACGCTGGGTCTGTGCCACCACCACCTCTAGGTTTAGTAGTAGATAGTAGATTCTCTAGCTGGTCTTGGTCATACTTCTCATGCTGACATACCTCAGTATCCCAATACAACAGGTCAATACCTTCGGGCTTAACTCTCTCGCAGATACTCTTAACCTCACCCAAGAACTGACCAATCTCCTCCGCACCGATAGAGCCTGACATATCAATCGCTACAACTATGCGACCAACCGATTCACCGATAAGACTAGGCATATAAACATCTTGGTCAATCCACCTACGACTAGGTCTGCGCCAAGTAGACTCATCCTTGTCTGCACAAAAAGAATTGACGAACTCTCTCAACGCTTCACGCCAATCAACTTTGGGCGTAAGAGCATCCATAACTTCTCTATCTACATTGCCTTTCATCTTGCCAGCAAGAATCGCACCTTGTCGTAACGCTTGGTCAATATCCCTAGCTAGCTTCTCTCGTTCCTCGTTAGTCATACCCTCGGCTGACTTCCAATCATGGTCATCAAATCCACCCATGCCCTCACCATCTTCAACAGGCACATCCCTACCTTCCTGATCTCCGACAGTCTTAACATGAACTGAACCCTTGTCATACTGCTTCTTCAAATCACGATACACCGCACCTGAATCCATGCCCTTGTATTTTGGGTCAAGCAATCCACTCTCAGGTAACGCAACCTCAATCATGTTCGGGTCTGAATCCACAATCATTTGGTTAATCACATAGTCGCATGCCATGTTCGCCAACTGTGCGTGTTCCTTGTAAAGATGTTTCCATACAGTAGTATGTCTGAAAGCCTTATGTAGATTCTCGTGCAGTATCACACCCTTTAGCTCAGTATCTTTTAGCTTGTCCACGAACCCACGACCATACCAAGTGTTACGACCATCTGTGCAAGCAGTCGGCACTTCATCATCAATACTTGTATTACCCACCATGAATACACCTGAATACAAACAATACTTGGGGTTCTTCATTAGCCATACATGGGATTTCTGAACTCGTTGTTCAGCTTGTAACTTAGCCATTTTTGTTTTTCCTTTCGTTGTCGTTCCATTCTTTTACAAAACTTAGCCCAGTAGTAGCACCTGCGTAGTAAATATCAAACAACAATTCGTCATGTTCAATACCTTCCTCGTATAGCATTTGCTCATACTCTTGGCTTACAACTGAATTAAAAGCGTTTAAAACTAAATCTACTTGTTCTTCTTTATCCACCGACACTCTCCTTATTAACTGCTGTTAATAACTTCTCAAATGCTGGGTCTATTGGGGTAAGACAATCTCTGTGCCTTATGGTGTTAATAGTTCCATCAAACACTTGAACCAATGGGAACTTACCGCCATCTCCCATATAGTCCTCAATCAATATCCTACCCGCTTGCCCCTCAGGAAGTAATACCCAATCGCCCTTCTTTAGAATAGCCATTGGTTCTTCAGCGCCCAGTCTTTGAAGTCGCTATTCATTACACAGAACGCTTGCTTTGTAGACTTCATCACGCTTGTAGCAAACAGGGCTTGCCACTCCATATCCATACGCTTACTGTATGTCAACCACTTAGATAGAGTATCTTTCTCTACACGACTGATAGCACTAAACACCATAATACATTTGGCTACCGCATCATCAGGCATCTTCGCACTCGCAGGGT